CCTCGCCCCAACACAGATGGAGGCCATCAGGCTGGCGCTCATGGCCAAGGTGCTGGTCATCACCGGCGGGCCTGGCGTCGGCAAGACCACCATTGTCAATTCCATCCTGCGCATTCTCGCTGCCAAGGGCGTCAACCTCCTCCTCTGCGCTCCTACCGGCCGCGCCGCCAAGCGCATGACGGAAGCCACGGGCTTCGAGGCGAAGACGATACACCGTCTACTCGAGGTTGATCCCAAGGGCGGCGGATTCAAGCGCAACGCCGAGAACCCGCTCGACTGCGAGTTGCTGGTGATCGACGAAACATCCATGGTGGACGTGCCGCTGATGCACGCCCTCCTCAAGGCTCTTCCTGACAGTTCCGCCCTGCTCATCGTTGGCGACATCGACCAGTTGCCATCTGTGGGCCCGGGCCAGGTGCTGGCCGATGTCATCCAGTCGGAGGCCATCCCGGTTGTTCGCCTGACGGAAGTGTTCCGCCAGGCCGCCGAGAGCCGCATCATCACCGCCGCGCATCGCATCAACAAGGGTCAGATGCCTGATCTTGCAAAGCCCGAGGGCGAAAGCGATTTCTACTTCGTCAACGCCGCAGACCCGGAGGCAGCCGTTCCCCTGATCGTGGATCTGGTCAAGAACCGCATCCCGAAGCGGTTCGGGTTCGACCCCATCCGCGATGTACAGGTCCTTTGCCCCATGAACCGCGGTGGCGTCGGGGCGCGCTCGCTCAACATCGAACTGCAGGCAGTTCTGAACCCCGCCACTGAGCAGAAAGTGGAGCGCTTCGGTTGGACCTTCGCCCCCGGTGACAAGGTCATGCAGGTCGAGAACGACTACGAGAAGGAGGTCTACAACGGCGATGTTGGCTACATTGATGCGGTCGACATCGACACCGGAGAGCTGATCGCCAGTTTCGACGGGCGCGCCGTCACCTACGGCTTCGGCGAACTCGACACTCTCGTTCCCGCCTATGCGGCGACGATCCACAAGTCACAAGGCTCCGAATACCCCGCCGTCGTCATTCCCATCATGACCCAGCACTACGCCATGCTGCAGCGAAACCTGATCTACACCGGCATTACCCGCGGCAAAAAGCTTGTCGTGCTCGTCGGTCAGGCCAAGGCCGTCGCCATTGCGGTGAAGAATATCTCGGGTCGCCGGCGCTGGACGAAGCTGAAGGAGTGGCTCGCCGGGAATGACACCTCCACCGGGACGTCATGACGCTGGCCTTCGCAATGTACTACCGGTTCGACCCACGTATCTTCATTGACCAGCCGATGCATCTGGCCCCGAGCGGCGAGAGTGATTTTCGGGTGATTGTCGCAGGCCACATCGCCGGCCGCATCTTCGCAACACTCCGCAGCAGCAGCAGGAATGTCTGGCTCTGGACCGTGACGGGCCCCTATCTGCCGGGCGCAGGACTGAACGGCAGCGGAGATGCCGACGATCTGCCAGATGCGAAGAAGGCATTCCGCGCCACTTTCGACGCATGGCTTCAATGGGCGATTCGGCAAAACGCCCCGGTCACATGGCACCAGTAGTGACCCGCACTCAAAGGTTATCCACACGACAGTCGCCCGCTTGATTTCGAAGGTTTTGTTCCGGCTTTCAGAGCGCTGAAACGTGCTTGTTCTGATCTGTTTTCCGCGATTCTCTTGCTCATCAACTGGAGTTTCAAACGGTCTTGATGAGCACCAACCCTACACCCCCGCACTGGACCCCGCCGGAGCGCATGACACCATCCGAGCGGCTCGATGAACTGGCGCAGATTCTGAGCGCCGGCCTGCGGCGTATCCTGCCCGAACAGTCCAGCACTTTATCTGACCCGGCCCGAGACAGTTTGGTCGACTTCTCGCCCCTGAAGAGCGGTGTTCACCGTCGGAAACTTCGCAACCGAGTTGGAGGATGATGATGAAGACTGCGACGAAACCCAAACCCCAGGCACTGCCGCGGCCTGGCCACGATGTTGCCACCGATGGCGCCGCGCTGGCGCAACTGGCAGCGCTGCAACGCATGTCGGTGAATGAGCTGAAGGCCAAATGGGAGGCTCTGTTCGGCACCGCAGCGCCCAACAACGCACGGGCCTTTCTAGAACTCCGGATCGGGTACCGCATCCAGGAACTGACGTACGGTGGCCTGAGCCGCGAGACCCGCCGCGTGCTCGACCTTCTCGCCGACGAGGTAGAAGGCAAGATTGTGCGAAAGGGCATGTCGGTGGATTCAAGAAATCCCCTGCCCGGAACACGGCTCCTGCGGGAGTGGGACGGGGTCGAACATGCGGTCAAAGTGTTGGCTGACGGATACGAGTGGCAGGGCCGCAAGTACCGTTCCCTCTCCGCTATTGCCAAGGCCATCACAGGCACGAGCTGGAACGGCTTTCGGTTCTTTGCGCTGGGCGGAAACGGGAGGAAGCGCTGATGGCAACGACAATTCACAAGCGCTCGCGCTGCGCCATCTACACCCGCAAGTCTTCCGAGGAAGGGCTCGACATGGAGTTCAACTCCCTCGAAGCTCAGCGCGAGGCGTGCGAGGCCTATGTCGCCAGCCAGAAGGCGGAGGGGTGGGTCGCCATCCGCGACCGCTATGATGACGGCGGCTTCTCGGGCGGCACGCTGGACCGGCCCGCGCTGAAGCGGCTGATCGCCGACATCGAGGCCGGGCTCATCGACGTCATCGTCGTTTACAAGATCGACCGTCTGTCGCGCTCACTAATGGACTTCGCGAGACTGGTCGAGGTGTTCGACCGCAACAACGTGACTTTCGTGTCCGTCACCCAGTCGTTCAACACCACCACCTCCATGGGGCGCCTCACTCTCAACATTCTGCTGTCCTTCGCGCAATTCGAGCGCGAGGTCATCGGCGAGCGCATCCGCGACAAGTTCGCCGCCTCGCGCAAGCGTGGAATGTGGATGGGGGGCTTCGTACCGATGGGCTATGACGTCAAGGACCGAAAGCTGGTGGTCAACACAGCGGAGGCGGCAACGGTGCGGATGATCTTCGAGCGCTTCGCCACGCTCGGCTCCGCCTCCACACTGGCCCGCGCCCTGCAAGCCGAGGACGTCCGCAACAAGCGCGGCAAGCGAATCGACAAGGGCTTCATTTACAAGCTCATCAACAACCGCATCTATCTGGGCGAGGCCGTGCACAAGGGGACCTCCTACCCCGGCGAACATGAGGCCATTATCACCCGGGACCTCTGGGACGCCGTCCATGCCATCCTGAAGGCGAGCCCTCTCCAGCGGCGCGCCAGGAACCGCAACAGTTGCGAGGCGCTGCTCAAGGGCATCATCTTCACCGACACGGGTGCAGCCATGACGCCGACCTACACGCGAAAGGGCGAACGGCTCTACCATTATTACACGTCGATGGACCTGATCCGGAACCGCGACGCGCGAAGCGGCGAGGGACCTATGCGACTTGCCGCCGCCATGGTCGATGGCGCGGTCATCACCGAGATGCGGCGGATCATCGGCACACCCGAGGTTGTTGCGCGCGTGATCGAAGCGGAACGCCGCGATAGTGGGCAGGCCGACCAGCGGGCGATAGTGGCCGCGCTCCATCGGTTCAGTGACCTCTGGGACGCCCTCTTTCCCGCGGAGCAGGCCCGCATTGTGCGGCTTCTCGTTGAGAGGGTCACGGTCGGTCCGAGCGGCATGGCCGTCGATCTTCGCAACAACGGTATCGCTACCCTCCTCCGGGATCTGAACTCCAACACTACCATGGAGGTTACTGCATGAGCAGTCCCAACGACACTATTCGGGTCGTGATCCCGCTCACGATCCGTCGCCGCAATGGGCGGCCCAGGGTGCTGCCGCCGGAGACCGTGGCCGACCAGCAAGTGCGCTCGCAGGATCCGCACATCCTGAAAGCACTGGGCCGCGCGTGGGCGTGGCGGCGGAAGCTTGAGAACGGCGAAATGGCGACAGTCGGAGATATCGCCAAAGCGGAAGAGGTCACCGATCGCTTCGTCAGCCGGACCATGCGACTGGCTTTTCTGGCGCCGGAGGTGCTGGAGCGGCATGTAGTTAAGCAGCAACCGCCAGCACTCTCCGTAGCAGAACTCATCGATGCAACCTATCTGCCATGGGCGAGGCAGGCCAAGCGGATGTTCGCAAAGTGAAATTCTGCAGCAGGACGCCGTGCTCGAGCGCAGCTCCAAAAGCTCGGGAACTGCGAGATGGCGACGGCCAGAGATATCGACGAGGCGGAGCTACCGGACCACACGGTTCGAGCGCGTGACTTCAAGCATTCGCCAGCCAGGCACATGGGCCGACATGAGCGCCTTAAACAACTTTCCATGATTTGGAATTCGCAGATGCAAAAGCTCATGCGCGACTACAAAGTCCTGGAACCCCTCAGGTTTGTCCAGAAGGTCAATCGCGAGAGTAATGGTGCCCGCGCTTGAACATGAACCCCACTTCCGTGTCATTCTTTGAATACG